CAACCTTCTCGAATTTTTACGAACTGTAACTTTGTCGTGTCCATAGCCCTCATCTGTTGTGTTTGGATTATAGCTATGCAAACATCTGCATGAGCGGCTATCTGCTGTCTGGCTAACCCAACATCAGTAAACTTAACTTCCGCTTTCTCTTTCGCCCCAACCAATAACTGTGAAGCTGACCAGACAGGAATATTTAGTTTAAGAGCCAGACCCTTCAAATTTCTTACAACTGCTCCAATATATTTCCAATCCATAGATGATTCATAACGTCCTTCATTGGGCGACATGATACCTGCATAATCTACAAGAATTATATCGGGCTGAAACATCCCTGCGATTCTGGATAACTCTGCTTCGATAACCCGACATGAGCAACCTTCGGGGACGGATATAATCTTAAACCTATTTACCTTCACCCTCTGAATCTGTTCTTCCCACCTTTTTAAATCATCTTCTTCAAGGGTCGCTCGTCTAAACTTCCTGTACCTTATTTGAGTTAATCGAGAATCCAATCTATAAGCTGTCTGTTGTGCTGTCATTTCAATAGTAAACAGGACGACTTTATAATTCATCAGAACTGCTGACATAGCTATGTCCTGTAGAGATATTGATTTTCCAGACTCAGGTGGAGCTAAGAATAGTCCAAGCTCACCCTTTCTCAATCCACCATCAAGCTCATAATCAAGTTTCTGAATTCCTGTTGGAATTAAAATCTCCCGATTGATATCAGGATTATCTTTCCGTTTTATCAACGCTTCTTTTCGTTCACAATAGTCTGAGGCAAAATCAACGACCTTGATGTCTCTGCCATGACTACTTAACTTCACCGCATCTTTCATCAACGTATCTTGAGCCATCCTCACGTCACCTTTATCAAGATGGATGATGGCTTCTTTCATTGACGTTCTCAAACTTCGTGAAATATAAGCCTTTTCTATTTCCTCATATGAATACTTTATCTTGTCATCGGTTATATCTTGTTTCTTCGTCAGAAAGGCTTCCATGTGTCCCACTTCTGCCTTGTCTAACTTCTGCTTTCGTAATTCGTTTACCAGAATATCTACCTGTGGAACCTCATTGAATTTGTCATAATATTCCGTAATCGAATTGAATATCTGTCTCATCTGGACAGTCTCGAAATGATTGACTGTCAACGTTGCCATCAGCCTTCTTGTGTCGTAACCCTTAAGAACCCCTCTAATTATTATTCGTTCAAGCTCTGACGTATCTATCATTTAAAACTTCTCCCAAAACTGTTTACCTTTTATCAGCCTGAAATCGCTTCCTTTGACCTCTTGGAATTTACAACATCCATGTAAAATCGAGAGTACCGAATCCCCATATTGAGACTGCATAGCATCAAAAGTTAAATTCGTACTCGCTATGGTAACGAGTTGTCTATTAATCCTCTCTCTCAACATAGCATCTAAAGTCAACTGAACCATCGGGTTCAACTGTTTACGAACCCCGAGATATTCCTTTCCCAAATCATCAAATATCAAAAACTCAACCCTCTCGATAACCGTATATAAACTTTCCTTGTAGCTCTTGTCATTGAAACTCTGCATTATCATGTCGAGAATCTTTCCGATAGGAATATATTTGACCGTATATCCTTTCTCGATAGCCGCTTTGCCTATCAAACAAGATAAGGCAGTCTTTCCTGTACCATGAGGCCCCGAAAATATAAAACCCTGACCGCAATCAAACGCTGTTTCAATTATGTCTACATATTTTTGAACTATCTTTCGAGCTGTAGGGTCACCCACGAAATCCTTCCAAGTCATATCCCAATAAATGCTCGGCAGACCTGCTGTTAAATACTTTACCTTCTGTTCAAACTCAGCCCGAGCTTCCTTTTTGTCTTTCGTAGCTGAAAATATCCGCTCTTTCAGAACCTTTAATTCCTCAACTTCTACAGGCGATAAGTCAACCGCCCCTCTTAACATCTTCTCTATGTCATTCAAGGTCTGTTCTCCTTCTCACCTATGTTATAGCCACGAAACCGAGAATCTTGACACCTACTTCTCAAAAACTTCCAAATGAGCTTCAACCTCAATAACGCTCTTGGGAACCTGTCCGAGTAAAGGCGGGAGCTTTCTGTCTAAATCCGACAATACAAACGCCTGAATATCTGGAACTGGACATTGTTCTTTGTAAGCGCACTTCTTCTTGAACTGTTGAGTATTTATCCCGATAATGTTCCCTGTTCTTTTATCAAAATACATCCTGTAAACGAACTTTTTGAGCTTCTTCATGTCGTTACCCTCTCGCCCTCCCATGATGTTATTCTCTCAATAACAAAATCCATCAAGTAAACATAAATGTAAGTCAATACCAGACTCCGAATAGCAAACGGTAACGCTAATTCATAACAAGCCACAAAAGATTGAAACGTATGCGGATACCAAATCATCCAACATCCAAGATTAGTTATGAAATAAAAAACCACATTTGCTTTAAGGGCAGACCGTTGGCAATATTTATAAATCAAGTAATATGCCAGAATCATAAAAGGCGTTACTGCACCAACCCATAAAACCAACCCGAGGATAAACGGTATGATAAATCCATACCTATGTTTTCCGCATATCATTGATATCGCAATCGTCATATTCCTAGCTCCTTTTCTATTCTGGCGAAAGTTTGTTCTCTCACCTCAATCTTTTTCGTGAATTCAACCCAAAACTTCCTTCTGTCATGGCGGGTAAGCCCTCTTTTCATCATCAAGAAATCCAGATTACGCAGAGCAGTAATCCCTCTTTTCAAAGTCCTTTTGTTGTGCCACCTCTTAACGCTCGCTATCAAACCCATCTTTTGAATACTCCTTTGCGTTTTCATAATCAACTATTTTGGAAGGAATACAATTCTTGTCATCAATGTAGAGGTCACAAACTACTTTTCTCGCACCTGTCCCATTAGGGTCATATTGTTCTATCGTTTCCCAAACATTTGTATTATGAGCATCAAACGATAAACCAAAACTGAGACACCACATAATGGCTTGCTCAAGATAAGCTCCCTCTCGACAAGTCCACAAAATTAATTTATGCCCGTAAGACTTTTGCTTTAATAACCAATTTATCAACTTCATGTTCGGCCTTCCGACCTGTGGAAATAAATCCTCGCAAAGCGTACCATCAAAATCACACCCAATAATCATTCCATTTCCTCTCGATTTTTCTTGAAATATTCTTCTGCTTCTTTGAGACGCTGTTTCTCTGCTTTCATAAACTCATCATTTGAACCAATCTCTTTATCTATTTTCTCCTTCGCCCTTTCGTCAAGGAAATCCACCATTATGTCCTCTTTCGAAAAATACCAGACCCTCATATTCTTTACCGTTTTTCTCTTGACCATCCAATCAATGTATTGTCTGAACAACTCGGTTGGGTGAATATCTATTGACCGCCCTTCCATTCTGAATAATCGACTGACGGTCTTTTGGTTGATGTGAGTTTTTAACTGTCCGATAGGCCTTCTCGTTTCGATTCCGTAAGATTTTTCAAATAAATCTTTATAGTACATGCAGAGATGGTCAGTAGACCACTTATCAATTGGAACTTTCGTGTACTTCTCAAGTCCCTTTTTAATCTTAAACTCTGGCATCAGCCCTCTTTCCTGAAACGCCTCTATATAATAATTTTTATATATAGTGTTCAGTAGATATAAACTATAGAATTAAAATTCTTATTCTTATTGTTAAAATTATAAACATATAAAAGTTATCAAATAGTTAAGATATAACTTATAAATTATCTGTATATAAATATCTTGTATTACATACAAGATATGGAGAATGATTTTGACCCTTCGGGTCTGTGTCAGGAGCTTCGCTACCTGACAAGGATTCTTACCAGTCCATCTGCCTAATCGCATCCAGTATTTCTTTCTGTGTCACTTTTATCGCTTCGCCTGAGATACCATCGACCACCTGTTTGAATAGGTCAGTCTTGAATTTAAGGATTTCCAGTACTCTTTCTTCAATGGTATTCTTGGCTATCAGCTTAATTACATTTACTGTCTCAGTTTGTCCTTTACGGTGTAACCTATCTTCAACTTGAGCTATTACCTGTGGATTAAAGGGTAGGTCAAAAAAGATTATGTAATCTGCGACCTGTAAGTTAATCCCCTCTCCACCTGCTGTAGTCATTATGAAAACATTTTTGTCTTTGCTCTGGTTGAAATTTTCTATCAGACGCTCTCGAACACCTTTTTCAGTCGAATCATCTCCTGTTAATGTTATAGCGGGGAATTTCAAATCTCGTTTTATGATTCTTACCATCCGCTTGAACTGTGAAAATATAACTATCTTGTGTCCGTTCTCAACTAATTCGGGAACGAGTTTTTTAAGCTCTTTCATCTTCTCGGATTGGATAACCTCGGGGTCTATTAATTCCGTAGAGTCGCAAATCTCTCTCAGGTAGGTAATGTTTGCTAGAACGTTTGCTTGTTTAATTTTTTCTTCAACATCTTCATCATCAGACTTCAAGATGTTGTTACTCACATCTTTATAAAATTTTCTCTGCTTTGCTCCGAGTTCTAAAAAGATATCGTTATAGACTTTTGGCGGTAAATCTTTCAAAACTTCATTTTTGAGTCTACGAATCATAATCGTTTTAAGTTTACGGTGAACTTCCTCAAGATTTTTATAGTCAACCGTATCTCCAAAATAGCCCTTAATCATATAACGTCTATCGAAAGGAAACCAATCTCCGAGATATTTGGGGTGGATGAATCGCATTATTGAGAATAAGTCGGTCAACTTATTCTGGATAGGTGTTCCAGTTAATCCGAATCTGTACTTAGCTTTCTTTCCGAGAGTATAAAGTGCCTTCGTCTGTTTTGCTTTGTACGTTCTTATTCTGTGGATTTCATCAACGATTATGCAGTCAAATTCTCGGTCATAAAGGATTGTATCTATATCGTTTCTTAAAATTTCATAATTAACTATTTTGAAAAGTGCCTTTGACATATATTTCTCGGCACGTTCCATCGGAGTACCTTCAATGACTACATAATTGGCATCATGGACACATTTATCAATCTCTTTAGCCCAATTCCATTTAACTGATGCTATGCATACGACCAAGCAGTCTTTAATCATGCCTGTGTCATAAAGATGTTTACCTAAAACTACGGAAGGAAAAGTTTTACCTGTACCCATCTCACTCGCATTAAGCCCTATCTTTCTTCTTAACATGAACTCAAGAGCCACTTTCTGATGTGGCATAAGCTTCATCTTAAGGATTTTAGGGTCAATGGATAGTTCGCAGTCCTCTTTCTCAGCGAACTCTATCGTATCAAGCTCCCACTTTTTATATTGAGCGAGTAAGACTTTTAAATCTTCTTCAATATCAATTTGTGTGAGGTTTTTCTTGGCAAGGTCATTACGAAGTATTTCGTAATCTTGGATTCCTATGTGCCACGTTTTTTGATTTTTATCCCAAAGTCTTGAGGGTATATTCTTAATTACCGACAAATAACTATGAAAATTACTTCCTCGGATATCAGCGTCAAAATATCCGATATGTCCGTTCGGAGCCTTCTTTAAACAAATCATACTTCCCTCTTTGGGTTTATGCCATTCCTGCCGCCTTCTTAGCTCGGAAGTCACCTTGTTTGATAACAGGTCGGTCAACTGACACGAAGTCCTTCACCGCATTAAAGAAAATCTTCGAACGAGAAACCTCGTAAGTATTTTCTAAATGCTCAACTCTTTTCATCACTTCTTTACTTTCGGGTGAGTCAGGAAAATAAACAACTAATTGCATTTCAATCACCGCCTTTCATTCATTGATTATACTAGGTTAGAATAGTATATAATATATCATACTATATCTAACTCGTCAATGAACCCGACCGACTTTCGTTTATAGGGTTTTTTGTTCCTTCCCTATGGTCATATATGGTTATAGCCATTAAACCCCTGTACAGGTCATGTGGGCTTGATTTCGGGGTATTCTGGCAGAGGTCTCAACCCCTACGAAGTCGGCTTCCGCAGTATTTACATTTTCTCGAGCGGTCTTGGAGCTTGTTATAAACTCTCTGAACGTAATCATACCCTCTCTTAAAAATCTTATTGTTCTTTGCCTTCTTTTTGTTCGTCTGGAGCCAATCATAAATAGCTCCATCAAGCTCTATTCTTTCGTGCGTATTCAGGTATAGTTTCTTATCCATTTTTCCCTTTCTCTAGCTCTTTGATTATCATTTCAAGTTCATATGTTGTAAAAAAGCCTCCATATTGATACCTCTCGGTATCGTATTTAAATCCCACTAGTTCAGCTACTCTCTCGCTCGCCCTCAACCTCGCTGAGGTCTTTTCTCGTTTAGGATTTTTCATGTTCCACCTTTGTCCTTCTTTCAAATTCATCCCCGACCCATTTCTCCATTCCTTCGGTTGTCCCTCTAGGTAAATATCCTCGCTTTTCAATCTCCTTTACCGCTACCCCAACTATGTATGACAGTTCGTTGTCATCACATTTTGCTATCGGTATCAACCATCTCTTTTTATATTCCTGTGCTTTCTTCTCGAAGTTACTCATCGGTCACCTCTCTTTCTAGTGTTCGCTCGGGAGTATAAGTACGCCATATTCAAACCAGACCTTGATTTCTGGTTCTGGAAAATCCGTATATTCAATTTCTTCTCTATGAATCTCTTTTCCGTTTCCGTCATCCGCAGTTAAGACTCCTGACTTCTTTTCCAAGTCCACCTTCAACGTCCAGAAGGTATACTCCTGTAAGGCTGTCGTCTGAAATTTCTTTTCCCTCATCAGGAAAAGTATCTTATCCAGTAGCCAGTATGCTCCTGCTTCGTTGGCTACATATTGGACTCCATCGGTATACTTGAATCCTGATATGTGCCTGTAGTGATGTTCCGTTCCTGTGTACATATGTAGGTCTTTGAGGTTTCCCATTATTTAAGCCCTCCTGTATATTTCTGTCTGAATTTGTGTTCTTTGTAACATTCTTCAACTATCGCTTTCATCATCCCTATTATGAAAACCATTACCATCACGCCTACCCCTGTCGCTATCTTCTCGAGTATCGGATTCATCATGGCCTCCTGTCTGTTTCACTTCGGGTAACTGGTCTATCATGTCCAGTATGGCTGTTAGTCCGTCTTTGTGTCTTAGTTCGTGTTTTGATATTTCTGTTATCTCTCCACTTTCGACGTATCTACAGGTTATCCAATCTCCATCTTTGGATATCAGTTCTACTTCACATTCAAAACGTGTTGAGCATCTCATAGCCATATTTCCTTTTTACAAACCGTACAGTTTATATATTTTGTCCAATTCCTTTGGTAAGGCATCTTCTCTTTACAGTATGGACATCTTCCTTTTTCATCTTCTTTTCTATCTTCATCAAACATCTCGACATCATAAACGTGCCTCTTTCCTTCTTGGCATTTGTAGCATCTATAACAAGTCTTATCTTCGTAATATTTTCTTCTGACCTTTCCTGTATGCCCTATCATTTGGCAAATTTCTATTGGCATCTTTGTCTCCATTCATTCAGAATATCTATTCCGAATTTATTGGCTTTATTTTGGGTATTTCGTCCTTCAACTTGTTTCGTTTTTCTCAGAAAGTGGTACATCTCATGTCCAAGTAGTATGATTATTAACTCATCTCGGGTCTTAATATTCGGATTTATTACTGACCCCTCTACTGGTTTCGGATATCGTTCTCCTGCTTTGAGTTCCTGCCATTCTCCAACATATCGGAAACATTCGTCCTCAAGTTCAAGGCTTATTCTGGAAACTTCGTTTGGAATCGTACAGGTAATATGGAATTTTTCTCGTTTTTTAAGTCCTCGGTGTTTCCACTTGTTTGCTTTTCGGGTAGAGATGGGGTAGAAACATCTTCCGCTACATTTATCGGTTTGGGATTTTCCAAATCGTATATAATCCATTTCGGTTAAATCATATCGGTTCACAAATTCTTCTATGAACCTTTTAACCTCATCTGGTATTTCTGTCCTATACCTTGTCTTTTCCATGTCCTATCCCTCTCTCTCTCTCTCTCTCTCTCTCTCTCTCTCTCTCTCTCTCTCTCTTTTTTTAT